AAAGTTGCTGAAGCCGGTTGCAAAACTCCTAAAAACGAAGCAATGGATCCAGTGGATGCCAAAGAACTTAAAGGTAAGCACAAAGACCGTAAAGACAAAGACATTGACAATGATGGTGATGTTGATAAGTCTGATGAGTATCTTCACAAGCGCCGCAAAGCTGTTTCTAAAGCCATGAAAGGTAAAGAAACCGAGACTGAAGTTCAAACTCAAGAATCAAAACTAATGACAAAAGCGCAGAAACGCGCTTTGCAGAATATTAAAGTGCAGCCAAAGGACAAAGTTTCTTTGAAGAAAGCTCCTTGGGATATGAAGAAAGAAGAAGCTGAAGAACTTGATGAGCTTTCACAAGATACTTTACGTAATTATCATGGTGCTGCAGCTCTTGATCTTAGAAAGAAAAGAGAGAAACTTAATAAAGGTACTCTGACCTCTAAAGATTATAAGCAGGGGCAAAACCGCGTAACTGGTTTGAATAGAGCTGCTAATAAAATGGAAGAGGTAGAGATTGACGAAGCAACTGCCACAGTAAAACAACAAAAGACCCTCAAAGCTCTTATGACTAAAGCTCTTGATGGCAAACGCGCAAAGCCAGGAACAACATCTGCAATTGCCACTAATGGTGATTTTGTTGTTAAAGATAGCGGCAGCCGTATTATTGGTAGACTCAAAGCTGGTACTTACACTGATCCTTTGAAAGAAACAGTCGAAGAAGCTAAAGATCACGGTAATACAAACAACGGTTCTCCTGCAGGTGAAGGTCTTTCTCCTTCTGCAAAAAAAGAGCTTGAGCGTAAAACTCCTATGAATCCAGCAACAGATGCAGAAGCGGTAAACAATCTTAACTTTAAAACTTTTAAAGCTATGATTAAAAAAGCGACGATGCGCTCAAAAGACAATGCGCAAGGTGACAAAACTCCACCAAAAACAGGAAAATAATAATGGCTATTACTCCTCCAGCATTTCAAAAAGACGCTGTCCCTTCATTGAAGGGATGGCATCATCCTAAGACGAATGAGCTTCTCAAGTCAACTCGTCACACCCAAGCTCAGATTGATGAGTTTAATGGTATTACAGCTGTCGAATCTCCAATTGCTATCGAAATTGCCGAAGTAGTTGAAGATGTAGTTACATTGCGCTGGGAGCAGCCTGTTGTTATTGCAGAAGGCATCATAGATAGTACTAATGACATTCCTGATGATCTTGAAGCTATGACTAAAAGGCAACTTGAAGAATATGCCCGCGGCTTTGGCGTAGAACTTGACCTCAGTTTATCGAGAAAGGCACTATTAGACGAAGTACTCTCATTAGTAAAAAGATAATTAAATGAATAATGATGATTTACTGGAAGAAGATCTAGTAATATTTGCAGCAAAACACTACTACTCACCTTTAGGTAAAATAGACCCTGAAGAGTTTTATGCAGATTTGAAAAGATTTAAATATATCAAGCGCCTTGTTAATAGGCATTTGGAAACTGGTGCATTAGCAGAGCGCTTGATATTAAACCATCTTATAGTCATTTTCAATGTATTTGGAAACTATGGCGCTATTAGGATTTTAGGTTTAAAACTTACCGATGAGCAATGGACTGTAGTTAAGCCGTTTCTCCAGTTTTTGAAATATGTTCGTGATAACCAACTATCTGACATTGAATCAGATCAGATAGTAGTAGATAAACTTAAGAGGATATAATGGGTATTATCAAACGCGCCGGTGATTTAGTCTATACATTTAGATTTCTCACATTGCTTACTACACCATTCGATAAAACGAAAGCGTTTGAAGCTGGTATTATTGATGCTGATGGTAAACGCAACAAGCAATTTAATACAAATACTATTGAAGACCGCGACGCATATAAGAACTTTTATACTCCTTTCCATAGACTTGTATTTAATGTAAAACGTCTTATGGCCAAAGCGCCTGGTGGAAGCAGCAGTATTGCTTCATATGCTGCCGGCTTATATCTTATTAAAGAAAACTATAGCGTATCAGAGAAGAAGATCCTTAAAGGTCTTGCCGATATTGGTATTGATTCAACAGATTTACTTGCAGAAGAAAATCAGTGGTTTGTATTAGAAAATAATCAGTTATCACCTGGCGTCTATATTTTAAAAAATGAAAAAATCATTGATAACGTTGATATAATGGTTGCCAAAGGATCTAAAGTTAAAGTCGCTGAAGATTCTTTCCCAGTTGGCGATATTTTTGGAATGAATATTTATGAAGCGACTCATATTAGGACAAATAAAAAAGTGTACATTACTTCATCGGAGATTGTTAGATGAAACCAGAATGTGAAAAATGCGCAGAATATGGCTCTGAGTTCTGTAAAGATTGCCTTAATGAAAAAGAAATAGAAAACGAGCATCCTAACTGCGGTACTCCTGATTGCTGCGGCGAATGTGAAACTGCTTTTTGTAATGATTGTTTAACTGAAAGCAAAATGACACAAGCGCAGCTAAGTTCACTAGAAAAAATTCTAGACAAAGCATTTGCCCGTCTTGGTATTGATATTAACTTCACTAAACACTTCTTTGATCGTGTAAACGATGTGCGTAACAAAGAGCAAATCACACCAAAAGAAATCGCTCTTTTGTTTAAAAAAGAATATGTGAAATACGGAAAGCCGATTTCAAAGTTGCCTCCTGGCTCGGAAGCTGTTATGAAAGACCTTGAATCAGACATTAACATTCCATTCGTAATCAAATACGATGCAAAGAACAAAGAAATAGATTTGGTCGCAAAGACTATTATGCGTAAGAAAAACTTCACATCACCAGACAAAACATATCCCGTTGAGCAAGTCACACTTGATGAGGGTGTTAATGATCCAGCAATCTTTAAAGCAGTATTTCTTGCTGGTGGTCCAGGTTCTGGTAAGTCTTTTGTCGTGGGCAAAACAGCGCTCACTGCGCTTGGATTTAAAGTAGTTAACTCTGATGACGCATTTGAGCGTGGTCTTAAAAACGCAAATATGGATATGACTCCAGAGAATATCTACTCTCCAAAAGGTCAAGAGATTCGTAACAAAGCAAAAGCTCTTACAAAGAATAGACAGCAAGGTTATTTGAATGGTCGTCTCGGTCTTATCATTGATGGCACGGGCAAAGACTACGGAAAAATCACAAATCAAGCAGACGAACTCAAACGTCTAGGTTATGAAGTCGCTATGATTTTCGTTAACACAGATGAAGATACTGCACTCAAGCGCAATCAAACGCGCGGGCGTTCACTTCCAGACGCTACTGTATCAAAGATGTGGAAAGACGTTCAAAAGAACTTGGGTAAGTTTCAGAACTACTTTAGACAGAAAATATTTATTGTTGACAACTCAGAAGACTCGAATTTTGAGGGAGCTGTTATGTCAACATACAAAGCTATATCTGCGTGGTCAAAAACAAAGCCAGCATCAAAAGCAGCGACTGGATGGATCAAAAGTCAACGTCCGGTAAAAGAAGAGCTTGGTATGACTACGGCATCTGCAGGCATTCCACAGGATACAAAAGACATGGGACCTCGTTTCAAAGCACACAATGTCACTGACAGACGCCGCAGAAAAGACAAGTCGCCAGTTGTTCTAAAAAGATTTAGGAAGTATATGGAAGAAAAATAATGCTTAAGATTTATATTTTTCTAGCAGTATTGGCAGTATTTGGTGGTATAGGTTACGGTGCATACGCATACTATACTAGCACTCAGGCAACTATTGCATTATTAAGAGAAAACAACACAAAGCTTGTTATTGCTGCAGAAACACTACAAGATACTATTGATCAAATGGAAGCGAACCAAGCTCGAAATGAAGAACTTAATAAAGAGTTATCTTCTGCTCTTCAGAAAGCTGAAGGTAAACTTGACGGACTTCGTAAACGTTTTAGTCAAATTGATATTGTTCGTGAAGCTCAAGCTGAACCAGACAAAATGGCAGAGAGAATCAATCGTGCCGTTGATAGACTTAGAGAGGAATTGATGAATGAAACATCTACTGTGGATAGTTCCAGCAACACTGATTCTGAGTAGTTGCGGTGCGGGGTCTATTGACGAAAAGATCGTAACGCAAACAAAATACACAAAGCAAAATATTCAGATTCAAGAGAGACCTAAACCTGTTGACTTTCCTGATACTGAATGGTTTGTGGTATCAGAAGAAAACTTTGATGAAGCCATAAAGAAAATTGAAGAACATGGTGGATCAGTTACCTTTATGGCTATTACGCCTAAGGGTTATGAAAACCTATCTATCGGTGTGGCCGAACTCCGTAGATATATCCTTCAACAGAAGGAAATTATTGCTTACTATGAAAAAGCAATAGAAGGCCCTACCCCTAAAAAATAATACAATATGTAGTAACATTTTATCTGGTTTCTGTAATAAACGCGGTTTACGGAAACCATAAAGCAATATATAATACTACCATAGACAATTTAAAATGTTTCAGAATAGCAATATTCTGAGGGGCCGCCTTATTCGCTTTTTGCTGCAGGAGAAATAGATGCTATTCGAAGAACAAATTTCCAGAAAACCAAATCACTATCCATGGACTAATGACTTTATTGAGGCCATTTGGAGTGGCTTTTGGACGCCTGAAGAGTTTAATTTTACGTCAGACTATTCTAATTTTAAGACAGATATGAATGCTCAAGAGAGACAAATTCTAATCCGTACACTTTCTGCCATTGGCCAAATTGAAGTAGCTGTTAAGACTTTTTGGTCTAACCTAGGCGATAACTTGCCACATCCCGCGTTGCGCGATCTCGGTTATGCGATGGGCAACTCAGAAGTTATTCACAATATGGCATATGAGAAACTCCTAGAAGTTCTACAGCTAAATGATATCTTTGAAGAAAATCTAAAAGATCCGGTTGTATCTGGACGTGTGGATTATTTGCGTAAGTACCTATCAAAGGTTTACAAAGATGATAAAAAGCAGTATATTTACGCTATCACACTATTCACTTTGTTTGTTGAAAATGTATCACTATTCTCACAGTTCTATATCATTCTTCATATGAATAAGAATAAAGGTATTCTCAAAGATACAGCACAGCAAGTAAAGTATACGCGTAACGAAGAAATGTTGCATGCTCAAGTTGGTATTAAACTGATCAATACAATGCGTCAAGAATACCCAGAGCTTTTTGACGCTGAAATGGAAGAGCGTATTGCTCATGAGTGTGAAGAGTCTATTCGTTGCGAATCAGAAGTAATCCGTTGGATTATGGGCGATTACGAAGAAAAGGGTTTGAACTCAGATATTCTTGTCGAGTTCATTAAAAAACGTATGGTTGAGTCACTAGAGCAAATTGGCTTTAACCACAATATTACATATGACGAACATCTGATTAAGGAAACCAAGTGGTTTGACGAGGGTTTATACGGAACCAACATGGTTGACTTTTTCAATGGCAGACCAGTAGACTATGCCCGTGGTCAAGGCATCTCAGCAGACGATTTATTTTAAGGAAACATAAATGGCATTTAAATGGCTAAACAATGACTCACGGACATTCCTCAGCCGTGGGTATCTACAACCAGGCGTGACTCCTGAAAACCGCATCCGTAAAATTGCTGAAGCGGCTGAAGAAATTCTAGATCAACCTGGCTTTGCCAAAAAGTTCTATGACTATATGAGTATGGGGTTTTATAGCCTATCCTCTCCAGTATGGTCAAACTTCGGGGAAGAAACAGGACTTCCGATTTCGTGTAATGGCGTTTTGGTTGAAGACTCTATTGAAGAGATCCTACAAAAAACAGCAGAAGTAGGTGTACAGACAAAGCTTGGAGCTGGAACATCTGGGTTCTTTGGCAACATTCGACCTCGTGGAAGTCACATTAAAGGAGGAGGAAAAGCTGATGGACCTGTTCATTACCTACGCATGTTTGACGTTGGCACTGACGTTATTTCTCAAGGTACCACTCGCCGTGGGGCTTTTGCTGGTTATCTTAACATTGATCACCCTGATATCATGGAATTCCTAGAGATCCGTGAACCTGGTGCAGAAATTCAAAATATCAGTCTAGGCATAACCATTCCCGATGAGTGGATGCAATCTATGATTGATGGAGATACAGACAAGCGTAATATTTGGGCAGCAGTGCTTCGTAAACGTAAAGAAACTGGCTACCCATATCTGTTCTTCTCTGATACGGTTAATGATAACAAACCTCAGGTTCTTAAAGACAAAAACCTTCCCATTTGGGCATCAAACCTTTGTTCAGAAATTGCACTTCCATCAAGTGTAGAATGGACATTTGTATGTAACCTATCATCTATGAACCTTGCTACATGGGATAAGTGGAAGTATACTGATGCGGTTGAAACGCTGACTTATTTCCTTGATGCTGTTATGGAAGAATATATCCGTAAGACAGATGGGCTACGTTTCATGGAATCAGCTAACTTGTTTGCAAAGACTTGGCGAGCACTCGGTATTGGTCAGCTTGGTTGGCATACACTTCTACAAAAGAAACGTATCCCGTTTGAGTCATTCCGTGCCCTTGAACTTACTGAAGAAATTAGTAAGTTTATTGACGAGAAATCTCTTGAAGCTTCTAAAGAGATGGCAGAGGAATATGGCGTTCCTTCAGGCCTTATGGGATATGGTATTCGTAACCTTACACGTTGTGCTATTGCTCCTACAACATCTTCTAGCTTTATTCTTGGACAAGTATCACCATCAATTGAACCACTTGCATCAAACTATTTTGTAAAAGATCTTGCTAAAGGTTCATTCACTTATAAGAACCCGCATCTTATGGCAGTTCTAGAAGGATATTCTAAGAACAATGATGAAACGTGGGATAGCATTTTGATGAAGAAAGGTTCTGTACAACACTTGGACTTCTTGACGCAGAACGAACGTGATGTGTTTAAAACTTTCTCTGAGATTAGTCCTATTAACGTAGTACAACAAGCCGCTGCAAGACAGACATATATAGATCAGAGCCAGTCTTTGAACTTGATGATTCCGCCTTCAGCTTCTGCTAAAGATGTTAACGCGTTGATTATTGAGGGATGGCGGCTTGGCATTAAAACATTTTATTACCAGCGGTCGTCAAATCCTGCACAGGAACTTGTTAGGGATATTTTGACATGCGTCAGTTGCGAGGCATAAATTGAAAATAGCAGAATATATTTGCGAATGTGATTACTGCGGCTCGGAAACCCGAGTCGTGGTAATTAACGAAAGAGAAGAACCATTGTTTTGTTCTATGTGTGGCCAAGAATCTGGCCATGCTTTCCTTGATGGAGAAGAAGATAGCGATGACTAACTATCACATACTGAAAAACTTACCTCAAGAATTTTTAGATTTAATAAAAGAAGAATGGCTAATTGCCAAACCAAATCTTAAAAATTCTGCTGATTTTCGCTATGTAGTTGCTGATAAAAATCAGGATTATGTGCTTATTAATAAATCTCATAAAATTTATGACATTGTAAATAAATTTATTAGTGTTCCACATGAAGGTTTGTC